GAGCTACATGGTGGAAACTAAAAAATAGTTGATTGTCAGGTGCAGATGCAACAAAACCTATATTAAAAGTGGGCTGTGCTATCTCATCAGATATGGCACCAATCAATGCCTTTGGCTCCTTGTTCACCACCACTGATACATTGTTCACCGCTGGCAAGAAGTTGAACATATTTCCAGCAAGCCTTGCCTTTCCACTTGTTTGGTCTAGTGTTTTACTAAGGCTCAAGCCAGCAGTTTCTCCAATCTTGGTAAAGTCTTTTTGATAGGTATGCTCGGTAAATGTTCCGCTGATCCTCTCAAAGATTTGCTCCACTCTATACTGCCCCTCAGAATAGTAGAACCTCAAGCCAAAGATTGAGCACATCTGCTCCAATACCTCATGCCAGTTGCGGCCAGTAAGTGTGCCACTCTCATCAATAGTGTCAAAGGCTCTAAAGTCTGCCCAAGTCTCATCTAGTGGATTGAGCGTTGAGGCGTACACCATCTCTTCAGCATACCAATTACAAACCACATTGAGCACTGGATCGGTAGTATCATAGATGCCTAGCACACCAACCTTATCCAAAGCATTGATAAACTGATTAGTGAACTTGCGCCAGGCAGAGGTGGTCACTATCACATCTTTAAGCTTTGCAAGTCCATCGGTAGCTCTAATGTTCAAAAGGTAGGGTTGCGATACATCCTCTATCTGCACCAAGTCTTGGATAATGTATCCGGCCCACATAAGTGAGGTGCTTACCTCGCTGTTACCTCTATAAATTTTGATGTAGTACCTATCTTGCTGGTATTCTTTTAAAGTGTTGAGGAATGTGGTGGTAGCCGTATCATTCACATACATACCAAAAGATACGGAGGAGCCAATGATAGGGCTGTATATATTATCAGTGAGTCCTTTATAATCTAAGATAAAGCCGTTACCATCAACGGTGAACGCATCAGGAGAGGAGCCAGCGTAGTCCTCATCCCATATCTCTATCTTGTAGTATTTGTTTTGGTCACTCTTAAATTCTGAGTATAATTTTACTGCTGCCATATTATCCGGTTATACCACTCAATCTTGTTCTATCCCTTCCAGCTCTCTCACTAGATATTAGTATGTCGCTGCCCGATAGTCTACCGAACACTTGAACTCCACCTCCTTGCATTGCACCGCCAAGGCCACCGCCAAGCCCAAAGCTCGGCACGCCCATCATTGGGCCAGTGAAGTTTTTAAAAGCGGTACCAATGGATTTCATTGATAAAGCACCAATACCTCCTCCAGTAATTACTACAAGAAGCGCAGCAAGAACCAATGCCGCTGCAATTGCAGCAAGTAATTGAATAAGCATATTCTTGAGGCCTTGTATAAATACCTTGAAGAAGTCCTCGCCACTAATCATAGCCGCCTCAAAAGAGGTGGATAACGTAGTGCCGATGGTGTTTCCTAGTTCATCAAATGCTGTGAACGCATCAAATCCAGCTTGAGACAGTTGCCTGGTGACCTCAACCATTGGCTGCAATTGAGCACCTTGAGCCTTGTAAAGCATGGAGTGTGCCTCTCTGAGCCTATGTATTGCCTCAGTATAAAAGAAGGCCTCATTGCGTGTTTTCTCAAAAGTATCTGCAAGCCCAAGAGTGGAATCATTGTTTTTGTCAGTCTCCTCTTTGTTCTCTTTTTGTGATTGACTGTTTTCCTCTTGCGCCTTTCTCGCTGCCACTTGAGCATCAAGGTATATTCTCAGCACCTTACCTTGAGCACCTTGGAAGAAGGAGGCAACATAAGCCATTCGCTCAACCCCCGTGATTTGGTCGGATATAAGTGTGTTGATAGAGTCAAGGCCACCCTTAACCTCATCTAAGAAGGCAGAGTACACTGGCTGCAACTGCTCACCTACCGCTATCTTCAAGTTTGTGATCTCAGCACGCTGCTGCGCTATCTGCTCCGCTACGGTAAGAGTAGCATTGCCAGCATCACCCATTTGCCTTTGGATGATATTACCCACAGCTTCAGCCATATTGCCAGTCTCATTGAACTCTTCCCTTACCTCAGTAGCACTAAAGCCAAGGTTATCAAGGATAGGCAAACTTTTACGAGCAATACCAGTGACAATACTCTCGGTCATGTACTCAATGCTCTCACCAGTCTCACCGGCACGCTGCTGCGCAAAGGCTAAAAGGCCGCCCAACTGCTCAAGAGGTATGTTGAAGTTCTTAGCTTTTACAGCCGCCTTCATCAATTCTAAATCATCAAGAGTGCCCTTGGTAGCTGTTCTCAGCTCACTAAGCAGTTGAGGATCATTGATGCGGTCAAAGGCTCTCTTAACACCTTCCGCTTGGTTGGCAAGCTCTACGGATTCCGTAGCAAACTGCCTGATAGCATCTACGGCAAATGAGGCACCAATCACGCCACCTAAAGCACCAAAACCACCGCTGAGTCTCTTCAAGCTGTGGTCTATGTTTCCCATGGCACTGCGGAACTGCTTGAGATCCGCACCAATCTTAAAATCTATGTCTTGCTTACTCATTTACCAAACACCTTTTCTATTCCTTTCTGCACCTCATCAAAGGTTGCTGCCTTATGCACTTTCTTCCTTCCATCCCAAGGGAACACAGCCAAATCTTTAGGGCTTATCTTCCGCTTTGTATGTGGTGCAACATTCACCGCTGCTTGCCACCTGGTAGTCTCCCAAAGCAACTCAGTATGGTACTGAAGGTGCTTGTGGAAGCCTTCTCTCTTGTTTTGGAATTGGCGTGGTGTCATATTGTAAAACTCCTCCACACTCATTCCCATCTCACCCAAACCTATAGCTTCCAGTGTATCCCATGTATAGGGTTCAGAGGCTTGGGTGCTTACTTTTTTTCCTCGCTGTTCGGCTTTACAAAGGATGCAATAAATAGCTCCATACATTGAGTGATAACACTGTTGTCCTCATCCATCATATCAGCTACATCCTCAATGGTTAGGTCAAACTCTATCTTCTCCACTCGTGCGCCATCTTTCAGGCCAGCCCATACTAAGTTCATGGCGTGATCAAGGCTCATGCTTTGTGCTATCTGCTCAATGTCTTGCAGTTCAATACCACTCTCCTTGCAAAATATCCTTAGTGCGTTAAAGCCATACTTAACTGGGTATAGCTTCTCTCCTACTTTTATTTGTTGTGTGTCCATCGTTGTTTTTTAATAAGGGAGAGCATCAATGATGCCCTCCCAAATGTTTATGCTTGAGTACCTTGAGTCAATTCTGAAGTACCTTGGAAGCTAAAGCTAAATGTAGCGTTATCCTCTACTCCGGCATCCGTTGAGAACTCAGTGAAGTACCCAGTACCACTATAGTATTTCTCATCCGTTGCTTCTGATCCAAACTCAATGTAGATAACCGTGCGGCTGCTCAAATGACCATAGATGTCATCCGGTGTAGCCTTGCCACTATTGTTATATACTACCAAACCTTCTCCTGACAAAGTCCAAGACTTTTGTCCTTCCAATACTTCCATCCATCCGGCACTATCCTTAGTGCTCGCATCTCTAGTTGCCATTGTTACACTTAATGAGGCGTTGGTCATCTTGCCAACAGTCTCATAAGTTGCTCCATCCGTACCAATGCGGACTACCACATCGGTGCTATTCATTACTGATGTACTTGCTGCCATCTCTTCTTAATTTTATGATTTCACTATTCTAAACACTAAATCAACTGATACTGCGTATGTCTCCTCATCAACATTGAATACCTCGGTGAGATTATCAAAGCCGCATGATTGAACATTCACGCTCTCAATTGTTTCCTTCATTCGCACAAATGTTGTGCGTATATCTTCTACTGCCGTTTGCAATTGGCTGTATGTATCTCCTACAAGATTCAGCTCCACATTCACTATATCAATGTGGCTATCTGCATCTTTTGAGCCTTCAGGTCTTATGCTTGTGGTGTCATAAACACAAAAAGGCCGTTCTCCACTTTGAGCACCAACCAACGGATAGACACGCCCAGCAAACACATCGTTTAAAGGGCCTTCTTCATCAAATTTACTTTTGATCACTTTGCCTATCATCGCATACCTAATCTCTGCCCAAATTTGAGCTTTTTTATCTCCGCTTGAGTCATGGTCTTGAAGTTACGGATAAACTTAACCTGTACTTTCATCTTTGCAGCACTTTGTGCCTTTTGTGCAAAGCCTCGGTTCTCTCCGGTGTACTTCTTACCGCCACCTACTCTCAACCATCCAAAGTTGATGAATCCAGCGTACCATCCTCCCTTCTCAGGATTCCTATATGCGCCCGACCTTCTAGGCCCTACACTCAAGCCTATTACATTTTTACTTTGCAAAGCTTTTGGTGATTTTATACCTACGCTTCTCCTAAGTTGCCCAGGCATTATCTCATAGACAATCTTACCTTCTCGGTACACCTTGAATACCTCATCAGCATCCTTGATGTTCTTCCTATAAGAGTCCACCATTGGAGGTAGAGACTTTCTGCCCACCTTCTTGATGATTCTCTTCTTGAGCCTATCATCAAGCTTCTTGAGCTTCTTCATTGTCTCCTCTACACCTTCAAGCTTTACTTTTACTTTCTCCATTACTGCGCATCAGACCATAAACATACAAGCCTCAAGAATGCCTTTCTAGCATCTGCCGTTTGTATGGTTTGGATCTTGTATATGTTGCTGTTGTACAAAATACGCATCTGCTCATCAACATCCGTGCGGTACCTGATAATAAACTCCACCTTTTTCGTGGAGGCTATCATATCACCCTCTTCACCCTCACTTCCTACCTTCTCCTTCACATTGGCCCAAACATAGCCAAGGTCACGGTAAGTCTTAACCTCTTGACCAAATGTATCAGTAGATTCAGTAAAGTCTCTTATCAAGATTCTCCGGTCTAGTTGTCCAGCTTGGTCAATCATTAGAAAGTGAAGATTCGGAATGGATTGAATAGATACTCGGATGCCGTTGGCAATTGTCTCACTCGGTCATCTCTCTTATCATAGAGGTCACTAATGATAAGCAACATTCCTTGCTTCAATGGCGTAGGTATGCTGCTCACATCCGTACCAACGGTGTAGCGCACTATGACTTGATTGATGATTCCGTTAGTTGCAAACCATCCGGCTGTGCTTGCAATACGAGCTGGCTCGCTGATTAGATCAGCAACATACGCATCAGAGTTCACAGTCACTTCTGAACCTATCTCATCAACATACTTCAAGCTTGTAATGCTTGCCACTGGGCCACGGCTTAGATAGATGATGTCCTTTGATTCAGGGTTCTTGTAATTTGGGAACCCATCAAAATACTCATCTATTACTGTAGTTACTAGAATCCTACGGCAGTAAGATTCACACATCTCCCTGGCAGCAGATATGAGTGCGCTGATGAGTGTATCATCATCACTACCATCAACTCTCAAGAAGTTCTTTGCCTCAGTTAAAGTGATTGGCTCACTTGCCGCTGGTGTAACTACTGAATATGCCATTACCTAGATTCTTTGCTTTTTGGTTTTGCAACGCTCTTCTTTGCACGCTTCTTTGGTGGCTCTGCGACTGCATCACAATAGCCAGCGTTCAAAAATTCTTGTGCTCTATCGTTGGGAAGTTCCACCTCCGCACCTTTGCGGAAGCGGAACCCTGAACCAACAATAGTCTTTTTAAAGACTACCTTAATCATGCTTATGCTTGGATCAAGTGCTTAACTGCTGCGCTGTTCAAGACTTTAGAGTCAGAACGTTTCCAGCTTACGAAGCCCACCTCTAAATTGTCAGCGAACCTCTCATTTAAGCGTAGCATCTGAATACCACCAGCATTGCGGACAACAAACTTGCTGAAGTCAGCAGCTAACAATGATTTCT